TCGATTTGGACGCCTCCACGACCAGGGCGCTTAGGGCGTTTGTCGTAGGATTCAGAACGGATAAAAAATCCGAGTAGTTGACCTCCAGAGCGAAGGCCAACCATTTCAACTCGCTAAGGTATCGGCCACGGAAGTGCTCAGTGTTCATCTTGAATGCGATGAAATTACCTCCAGCTTCCGAGTACTGGCTTTGACCTGCTAGAGTAGTGACGATATGCTCGTACTTCTCCGGCGTAACATCCTCAGCAAATGCGGCAATGGCATTGGCGATAGGACCGAGATCCATATCGAGCAACGACTTCTCACTCATATCGAGAGAGCCGGCACCGCGAACTATCTCCGCAAGTGTCGGCCCTAAAATAGTCTTGAGCTCGACCAAAAGCTTTCTGCCTACCGCAGCTGTAAGGGGTCCTACTCGATAAGTGACTCCATCGATGATTCTGTCTTGTTGTTCGATCTGCACAGTTTTACCCTCCTATACATATTTGATTAGTTCCCTGCATCGAGGCGACGCAGCTTTGGAATGTAGATTTGCCATTCCCGTGAAGTCGGTGAGCGGTCGAATGAGACGTTCGGTGGACGCTGGATACAGCATTCCTCAGCCTCATAAATCGAGTCTCCCGAACCATCTTTGACCAGGAATGGAACGATTCCAGCGCCGTTTGCAGTGATCAGATCCAGGTTGTACAACGCAGCTAACGCAGCGTTTGATGGACTGGACTGAAGCAATTTGACTGTGGCGACAGCCGACTGGTTGTTGTTTCTTCCACGGGTTACCATTCCATCAGTCGAATGAACGAAGTTGAATGCATCCTCATTCATCTCGATGGTAAGGAACTCGCCATCGGCCCAGCCGTCCTCGATAAGGATGGCTCCGATAGCGACCGTTACTTCATCTGCGTAATATGTTCTCATTTATGAGCCTCCTTTAGACCGACACAACGCCGGAGATTTCAACCTTATGGATTGCACCCTGTAGGGTTGCTGAGAACTGCACGTCCGGAAGAGTGCGATTTGCCTTGTTAGTCGTGCTTACGCTGGCAACCAGCGGAGCGGTAACAACAACGTCCGGATCATTTGCAATATACCCGTTTGACTGGCCCTCACGAAGTTGAGCCAATACCTGGCAGCGAACCAAATCCACGCCTTTGTCTGTGAATGGAATCTTAGCGTTGTCGGCCATCAGTTGAACGATTCGTTCCTCGAGACGCGCTTTCAGCCAATCACGGCCGCGAATGATATCGATGAACGTCCCGCCGGGTGTTCGACCATCGAAGATCATATTCAGACCTTTGATTGTGGTGTAATGGTTGCAGTCCTTGCCCTCGATCGTGTTTTCTTCGGTTGCGTTAAGGGTGTCCGCTGCTACCGACGCGAGTGATTTGTAGGACCAGGTCGATGATCCAGGGGTGGTCGGGAGCATCTTACCCAACCACGCAGCCCCGCCATACCCATCGTGATCGGCCGAATATAGCATCACACAACGGTCGTAAGCTGACGTTTGCATATCGCTGGCAACATCGTCCGAAGTCCCGGAATCCTTAACTCCGTAATCGGCTGTGTTGTAAGCTGCGATTTTATCGAGAGTCTCGATAACGGCCTGAGCGCCTTCGATTTCGGCCTCAGAGTTGCTGTCCAGACAGAACCCATACCAGTCATCATCCTCAGCCCGGATGAGCGCAATATCCGCTGCGAGGCCAGGGTCGGCTGTCATGTCTTGAAGTTGAAGGCTTGCGCTCAATGAGTTATAGAAGAACAGCTCTCCACTGTTGTCTGCATCACAACTCAAATTGGTCGTGTCATCCGTACACGTAAGGTCGGTGATCGCATTAATGACAGTTTGAAGACCTGCGCAAATAAGTGCAACGGTATCGGATGCCTGTTCGGTGTACGAGCATACTGTCGATGTCCCATCCGGAGAAATGACGGTTACGGTGTGAACATATCCAGTCCCACCGACGGTCGGAGTGATGTCGACGCTTTGGCTGAATGCAGTTGCTCGGCGACCGACCTTGAACGATGTCGGATGAGGATTTTGACTCATGATCGCCGAGGCTGCTTTGTAGATCGGCGATGTTGCCAGAATTCCATCCGTAATCAGCGATGCAACATCCTCGTACTCCCGGACGTAATCCATCCATTCGGTGTGATATCCGCAAATCAAAGGAGTACCGAAACCGGCCTGAGAAACCCCTTTGGCTGTCGTGGTTATTGTGACTGATACAATATCGGATAAACTCATGTCGGTATCTCCTCGTCATCAAGTTGAATGCCGTCTGGCCACAGATCGACATCAGAACTGATCAAAGTACTTTCGATGTATGTCCCCTGATCCTTCGGATCGGTTATTTCGGCGATCGTGTTGAACTTTATATCTAAGATTGAATAGTTTTCAGCTCGGTCTTGGTAGGGATTGAGCGAATCAATCGAAGTCAGAATGCTGCAAACGGCCAAATTTGCATCTTTGAACAAATCCCTCGCCCAGTGTTGATGTAGACTTGTCCGGGCCATCTCCATATAGTTTTTTGAGGACTTGCTGGGCCGACCGTCTCGACTAATCACTTTGCAAGAAAGAACGAACTGGCGATTTCCACAGGCTGTGTAGATAAGCTCACGACCGATACCATCACCGCCGGCCGGCTGATCTTCATCATACTCCACTCGATTCTCATCGATGCCGAGGCCGTTTGTTGACATGACATTGAGCTCAGCATATGGACGCGGCATGTTTTCTTGAGCCTGCGAAGCCCAGACGACGGGAAGCTCGGTTGCACGCTTGAACCAGGTCTTGAGAGCTTGCTCTATGGTTTCCCAGTCGATCATATGTCACCTACCACTGATGCGATTGAGCCATAGAGTTGACCAGTGTCTTTTAATCGAGCAGGTTCGCCGTCCGCTTTCGGCGGTTCGATTCCAGCTCTCATAAGAGCTCTCATGTCTTTTTCGACCTTCTGGCCGACAAGACCGAGCGCTTGCTTTTGTGTCACCTTGCCGTCGATGACTTTGTCAGCCATCCGACGCATCAGAGCTTTATATTCGGCTTCGTGCTTGTCGTGATTGGCGCGGATGAATGAACGCTCTGGTAACCGACCTTCACCAAACTCATGAGCTCGAGCGACATCGACCACGGTCAAATCACCAGCTTCTGCGTGTTTTGCGATTGCCTCATCACCAGTGACGCCGACAATGACATGAGGATCACGATGAGCCTGGGCCTTCAGCATTCGCCCGTGCTTTTTCCATCCTTTGTCGATGTCTTTGATTTGTGTCATATCACTCGGAATCCGCTACCATGTCTGATTTTGAGTTCTCGCAACTTATGCCAATAGACTGTCTGGCCGTCTTTCATCTCGAACTTGGCCTGCTCACCCATCGGCCCTGAAGCAATAAAATCCGCAGCCTGATAACACGCTGCAAGGTCTAAAGAAGTACCCATATTTGCGCTATTCAATTCCTGGTAAGCGGCGTCAAGAGCGTGTTGTATCGTCGTATTCTCGATACTCTTGAACTCCGGATGTCGCTCCTTGAATTGCATAGCGGTTATTGTCATTTATTCTTTTTCCTATGCTTGCCTCTTTTTGATTTGGTCTCGATTTTCTCAGGAACTTGAACACTTGGTTCTGTAAACTCGACATCAGAAGCGCTGTCTTTCGCTTCCTTCTCGAGCTCAATAAGTCGTCTTTCGACCATTTTGTAAGCTTCAGGACGCTGATCGTTCTTCGCCCAGCGCTTCAGAACTTCCGGTTTATCGCAACGGCTGACATTTTTTTGCAGTTCTTCAAGATCAACTACCGTTGTGTCTTCTAACATCGGACGTGCTTTGAGCTGTTTGCTGTGTTCGACCAGATATCCCTTATCGAGCCAGAGCTGAACAGATTTTACTTTCTTATTGCTCTCCCAGACTTCCGCATCGACGTTATTTTGACCTGGTAATAGAGTCACCAATGGTTTCGTCAGGATAACGCGTGCCGGCCGAGTATTTCTTATAACTACGTTCATTCTTACCTTACCCTCCACCCTCTATTAATCCCGCCCGTGAGGACCAGCGCGGAGGGTTGCATCACTGGTCCCCACGACGAGAGCTTCTAACAGCCGTCCATGTATCCGATACCCAGTGGGTATGGACTTGCTACACCGGCAACCCGAGCATGACACGGGACCACAAAAGAGAGATTCTTCGGCTGTGGTGCGACCTGCTCGAACTCTTGTGGAATCTCGTAAGTCGCGACCTCCGGAGAACGCTTGAAGCACACGAACCGAGGTCCAGTGCCGGGAGCATCTGCCGTTGAGCAACGATGCCATGGCTCTACCCTTGTAATGAATGGGTTGGTCTCCTTGAAGACCTGTAGAGCGTACTTATCGCTGTAATCGCTGTACTTCTTATGCATCGCATAACGATAGTTCACGGGATCCATCAGAAGTGTGTCTGGAACGAACGTATCGAGATTCGCTGCAAGGATGCCATCAACCAGGGCGTTCAAATCTGCTACAACCTGCTCACCAGTCGCCACCGTTGCGGTATCCCACGCTCCGGTGATAACTGAGACAAGCGTTGCATTCGGCTGATTCAGAATACCGTATGCGCCGACTATCGAGTTACCGATAGCGCCCCAGATGTCGAACCGGTTTTCAACAGCTCGACGTGCTGCCATCGCACGCGCCCGCTCGATCCCGACGCCACTATAGGCAGAAGCTCGAAGGTCCTGAATGCTGTACTGGTATGCGTCGCCGATGCTCTTGATCGGATGAGTGAACTCTTCCTTCATAACATCCACGAATTTGAGGTCATCGGCAAAATTCGAGATAATCTCAGCCGCGCCGAACATATCCCATTGACGATAAGTCCACGTCTCAGCACCGGCTGGGATCTCATGGCTCACTGGGATGAGAGCTTTTGATTTGTATTCAGGATAGACCACATCGTAGGTCTGAGTCTTGATGTACTCGAGTTCTCGACTCAATATCGCGGTGTATTTGGCATCGAAGCGCTCGTCGCCGAGCAGCCCCAACGAGGCCAAAACGAACTGTAAATATTGTTCAGGATTCATTCTCTATTCTCCTTTTGACCCTCTCAATGATTATCGAGTCGGATTGAGTTCGACCACAGCCAGGCCATCGGCGGAAGCCGCAGTTAGAAACATCGCGCCCGGTACTGCAACGGCGTCTGAAGTGTCCGCATCGGAACGGAATGAGCCGAGTCCATAAGCAGTGGTTGGATCGGTGAATCGACAGAAAACCTGCCCACCCTCGACTACTGCATCCTCGACCTGTACCCGAATCCGGCCTTTGCGAAGGATGGAAACAGCTGCCTGGTTGGTGTAACCGTTCCCGCTATTGGCTTCCCGCATGGTGTCACACTTGGTGATACCGAGGAAAGTTCCCGCAGTGACTTCACCGGTTAGGCGAGGTAGACGGCATTGCTCACCACTTACGGCAGCGCGTGGATCGGCCACAACACCGCGACCATACGGAAGCTCTTGACCAGCAGCCTGAAGGTTGCTCGTGGTCAAATCCGAGCTCGGACTGGAGACGGTGACCGTGTAACTGGTTTCGGAGTCGATGCTTTCGATAAGCATGTCCTCGGTACCACTCGCCTCGATTGTTGCTACCGTCGAACTGAAGTCAGCGATAAGACCAGCAACGATTTGCGCAGCCGTACTGGATGAAGCGGTGAAGTCTGCCACCGAAACGCCATCGATCAGAATCGAATAAGCGCCGTCAGATTCATCACCGGAAACCGAAACGATATCGAGCTGTTTGGTTGAAACAACTCTGGAGATGATTTCGGTTAGACCGGAATCAACGACCTGGCCTTCAAAGCCAGCGGTCATGTCTAAACTAACTGATGTCTGTGCCATTTTCTTTCTCCTTTAGAGTTGTCGAAATGATTAGTTTCGCGCCTCGTCCTTCCAGGCGTTCTCGTTTCGCTCGATCATCCGCTGACGGGCAGCGGCAGAGTCGTACTTATCGACGTCCTTCTCGCCGTTCTGGTCCTTCTTTTCCGGCTTCGGTGAGGGGATGTAGTCAGAGAGAGACTTGCCGTCTTTCTTTGTTTCTGGTTTGAAGTCGGCAATTGCCGCCTCATAAGCTCCCTCGACATAACCATCCGGCTTGCCGTCGAACTTGATCGATTCCTTGAGCTTGCCCAGAACAGCTTCCTGGATCTGTCTGGTCGTCTTGCCGGTAAGATCCGCGTCCTTTCCAAGAACTTCGCGAGCCTTGGAAACCAGGTCTGCACGCTCATTGATCGCTGCATCGAAACGAGCTGGATCGTTGGCTTCCTCGAGTTTCTTCTCGAGTTCCTTGTTTTTCGCCTCGGCAGCGTCCGCACGGCCTTCGGCTTTCGAGAGCTTCTGCTCAAGCTCTTTTCGTTCTGAATCCAGCCGGGCCTCATGCTTTTCAATAGCCTGCTTCCAGGCTTCGGTCCCGACTTCGTATTCGATTCCATCAATACGAACTATCATTTTTGGTGTCTCCTTATTCGGTTTTTTCACCGTTGAATCGTTTTCAGGTAGAAAAGCACTGCAAGCAGCATCATCGCCATCGAGTCTAAGTGCTACCTCTGTTCCAGATCGTCCCCAGCCTTCTGGACCTATGCCAACATGGTTATAAATGATATTCTTTTGAGCTACGTCGTACGACTCGCCCTTGTAAACGCCGGGCGTAGAATCGATATCACAACGGTATCCAGGGCTGAGTTCTTTACGCTCGCCAGCCCCGATCATTCTGATCATCTCGGAATCCCAGACGAGTACTTTCCCTTTTACGAATCGCTCATCGTGATCGATCCGCTCGGAAACAATACCCACACCCAAGTTCTTGGCGTTAGATGGGGTCACCATGTCTTTATGCTGATCGGTCACTGGGGCATTTGATAAGCTCGCTAGACTATCGGCTTTGAACACCTCATCCGGATGTCTGAGCTCTCGTTGTATCGATCCATCTGCCCGCCGGTATTCGAGAACACCGGTACGTGTCAGATTGGCGTTGAAACGCAAAAAACCACGCGGATCCTTCTCTACCTTTCCGAGTGGAACGAAATCATAGCGATTTACAGCCATAATTTCAGGATATTGTCAGTGCAAAACCTGTCAATTTTGGTGTTTGCGGCTCTTCTTATACCTATTTTTATAGGTTAAAACCGTTATTGAATTAAATGGTCGAGGACAGGTTCACCGGTGCATCGGCACTGGATTGGCTGGCCGGGAATCCCCTCGTCTGGAGGTTCTGACCACTTGAAAGTCTGTCCATGAAGTTCAATATGTCTCTGCCTGACTCGCCCGTCTTGGGAGTTCATCCAGGTAAATTCCTCAATCCCGAGACCAGTTTGACGATGTAAATTGAGCTCGCCATTCATCTTATTTACCTGGTCCCGAGCAATCAGGTATGCTCTAGACTTACTTACACCCATCTGATGAGCTATTTGTTCCCGCAAAACCTCTACACGTCGGCCACTACGAAACCCTGAACGAACGATTCCCTCGACATTGGAGAGCTCCTCATCGGTCATCTTGGTGATCAGTCGGATATTGTCTCTTCGAGCTGCCTCGATAAAGTCTTTTAACCACGGTTCGTGAAACAATAGGTCCACTCCGAGCCGTGATCGGATGTGATTCTGCAATTCTGTTCGTTGCCAAACGCTGACTTTTGTGATGATCTCCGTGATATCGCTGTCGAGGTCGATTTCGCGGTCAATCATTGTCCGGAGCTCTTCAATCTTGACGTCGATGGGGTCGGTTTCGTCGAAGCGGTGATCGACGATGAAGTTGGGTGTCAGAGTCTCAAGAGAAGGATAAAGAATCTCTCTAACGGCCTTTGCAATGGTATCCTGGTACTGCCGAAGAACCTTGACGTACTCGAGCTGAATACCCCGAGGGAAACGCATCTTGGTTCCCTTTTTGTTCAGTCGGATACGCCGACCGTTGAGCTTTGCTATTTGCCGTCTTATAGCTATTTCGGTAGCCAGTTGGGCACGTGCCGACATGACTACCTCTCATCGTCTACGGCCTGGCCTGGTTCATCCTGTTGTTGACCTTCCGGTGGCTGACCATTTGTCGGTGGAGGGGGAAGCTGTGGAGGCGGTTCTGGCGGGTTCTTGGCGTTCTCGAGCTCGCGGTCTTTCTCGATGGCAAGTACTTCGCGACGAAGGTCGAGGTCAACCGTTGTCTCCATCGACCAACCTTCTGGGCGGAATCTCGAAAGGGTGATCTCATCTGGAAGCAATGTACCAAGGTTTGCATAAATCTGATCCGTCTGAGCCACCTTCAGCCGCATATCAGCTTCTTGAAGCGGAGTAAGCGTCCAAAGCGGGGCGAAAATAATATTCCAATCATCCGGGACTTGACCTTTTGTTGGCCCTTCTTTCGATTTTAGAAGTAGCTCGATCAACCGTTCAAGCTTCGGCTTTATATAGTTCTGTTGGACTGGTTGAATGGTGTTATAATACCACTGAAAATCGGCCTCTCCCGTTGCGTTCTCACCGGCTGGGCTCTGTCCCATAAGAACCGTCGCAGGGATATCCGCAGCTGCAGAAAGGCGTAGAACGAACATTTGAAGAATCTTATCAATACCAGAAAAGTTGAAAGATTGCCGCTCAAAGCTCTCATTTGCATCCGCATCGAGTAAGACAGCTCTCGCAAGACTTCGACTCAAATCGACAGCTAGCATTCGTTGCTGAAGAATATTGGTGTCCTCGGAAGACACCATATCGACGAGACCCTTCATCTTGTAGACTGCCTGAGCGCCATCGGTCAGCAGATGACCAACAGCCTGCCAGCTAACGCCGAAGTCCTGGAGAACCTCATTGACACGCGAAAGAACCGAACCGCCCCATCCGTTATTTATCTTCCGGCGTTGTACCGTTGTGCGGAAACCATCAAAAACAATCAGACGCGATTCGTGAACTTCCATGCTCGAAAGACTGGTCGGATCGCCGCTTATTGAATTGGTTATATCGTATGTCTCCGGATAACCGAACTTCGGAGACATCGGGTCATTGTACCATTTCTTAGGTACGACGTATCGCTTTTCGATGACAGTCAGATGTGTTATTTTTCTTATTCTGTCTTCGTTGAGTGGCTCGACCATTTGCTCGACACTCGCGCCATCATCGGCACCGATCAGAATAACCGAACCACCGAAAACCCGAGACCAGACATGGGCATCGGTGAATTTGCTTGCCGCTTCGAGTTCAGCAAGGTCTGATTGAATATCCTCGGATATTCTGGACGCCTCATCGGGGTTATCATCATCCTGGACGTTTACGCTGAATCCTTTTCGGAGAGCCTCTTCGGGTATCTTATTGGCAATCTTCGCCGCCATGTCCTCTTCGTTGTAGAGGTTATCGAGAGTCTGGTCATCGAGGATTGTGGAGGGCGCAAACTCGGTGTAAGTGCGCTTATCGCGGGCCGTCCCCAACCCAGTGATTACATTTGACCAAGAGTCTTCTCTGGATGCCGCAAACGCCAATTGCAGATATCGAATGGGATTGAACCGCATAATTCCAGAATATCTGGAACAATTAACCTGTCAATTTTGATGTTCAGAAGCCCTTTTCAAACGATTTTTTCAGCTTATCGAGGTACTTCAAATCTTCACCAAAAGTCATCGCAACCGCGTCAGCATCGTCCGGACTGCACCCCAGTCGCTTTTTCATTTCTTCTTTTGGCTCCAGAACTATCTTCCCAGATGAGTTGACCTTCCATTTCATGTCAGAGAGTTGCGCGGCCAGGTCCTCATCAGCCGGATCGATGTCGATTTCTCCAGTCTCAAAAGCTATCCGGAGATTCCAGTACCATTCAGCGCGCTGATTGAGAAACATGTCTTTATCGCTGGGAGATGCTCCACCGTGGGCATCCTTGACAGGTTCCCTCTGCTCCCGAAGCCGATCAGCAACACCAGCACCAAGTCCGTCAGCGTCAACAATTGCCCTCGTGGCCTTCGTGAGTCGCCTGTGTCGCCTTGCGTGGCCCGTGGTTGTCATCGTATCGGTCTTACCGAATCTCTGAAGAATCCGGATCACGGGACCGCGTCGATGGGCGATTACCGAAAAATCGGTACCGAACCGGGCGACATCGACACCGATCACATTTGGGTTATCCGTGGGCTCCAATGTTCGCTTTTTGGCTGCCTCGATGTGAGACATCGGGATCAGCGTATCCTCGCCCTCGGTCGGGAACTCGGCTTTGACTCGGCTGAGGTATAGCGGATTCTCCGGTCCCCACCGTTTGTAGCGCTGTGAGACCCATTCGGGTGTCACGAGGTATGGCGCTGGGAGTTCTTCGGTAACTTTATTCTGCCATGTGTCAGCCGCGATGTCTTCCTCGGTGTGTCAGCCGCGATGTCTTCCTCGGTGATGCCGAAGTGGGTGAAGTTTGGCGTATCATAGGCTGAAAACGAAAGATTCTTGATTCCTTTCGTCTTGAATGATTTACAGAATGGGCTTCTCGGATCCGTTGGATTTCCGATTTCGAGACGACGCCTTTTGATTCCCGAAGCTAGGCAAGAATCGACTCCATTGTAGATGTCTTGTGAAATAGCAGCTGCCTCGTCCAGAATGAACAAAATGTTCGGACAGTGCCAGCCTTGAAACTTCGTCGTTTCGGTTGCTGTGAACCCGAGAGCTCGTTGATCGGGACCAGCCCACAATTCTTGCTTCAGAATCGTTCCGCCGAGTTTGAACCATGCTGAAGCGTATGCGACCGCTACTTCTTGCCATAAGATGCCTTTGACCTGACGGTCTGTCGGCGCTGTGCTGATAACTAGTGATGGGATGTGTGTATAAACAAACCAGAGAAGAATCCGGGCAGAAAGCCAGTCCTTGCCGAGTGAATGACAAGACTTGATCGCTACCTCTTTATTTTCGGCAACAGCCTCGAGTATCTCTCTCTGGGTTTCGTTTGGCTTACAGCCGAGTATATCAGTACAAAAGTTGTATGGATGCGTTTGATAGAATTCAAAGGCTTTTATTACTTCAGCTGTCTTCGCCATTTTGTTCTTTATGCTCGCTGACTATCCGGCAGATATCGGCAAACGTTTCTATACTGACTTCATGCTTTTGTTCTGTTTTAATATGGTCGCCGTACTTCTCTCGGTTCAACCGCGCCTGCAACCATGCAGCTGCCTTCCAATCACCGCTATCTGCTGTCTTCTGTATCGTCTTTACGTTTCGCATACGACGTTTTGCTTTTGCTGCCTTCATGTCATAATAGAATTGCGCAAACGGCTTCTTGCCTTCTTTACCCTGCTGTATCCATGAATCGTATGTTCCTTTTGGAATCCCGAATGCATCGCGAATATCCTCTATATCATATACCTCAGCCATATTGACAAAAGTCTTATGCAACTCGTCATTAAGTTTTGTTTTTCGCCCTCTCGTTTCAGGCTTTTTCTTTTTCGATGGCTTCTTTTTTTCGGGCTTTTTCTTCATTGTATTATTATCGACGCGTGCGACTGTGCTTTAATATTGCTTGACAACCAGTTAGGTTTTGCCACCTTTCAACTATCACATCACAGTATGCTGGAGATTTCTCCATACCATAACATCTTCTATCTACTTGTTCTGACGCAACAAAAGCAGTTCCAGAACCAGCGTACAGGTCTGATGTGTTGTCTCCTTTGTCGCTATTATTTAAATATGCGTTCGCATAAAGTGCCACCGGCTTCATT